TTAGGTTGTTTGGGTAATTCAACACCTTCTTTAGCTGCTTTAATAGCAATATCAGCCCACTTTTGGTATGACACATCTAGCGCAACCATAAGCTGCTTTACGTTATCTTGCATAGCATTCTTAGATTGAATGTTAGTTAAGTCTAAAGTAGCTTGTCTCTGAGCTAGGTCAAGCATTGTGGCCTGTTCTTGTAATTGCTTTTGTTTCTCTTGTGCTTGGATTTCTGCATCTCGGGACTTTTGAGCTTGTTCTTTAAACTCAGGTTTAGTATAATCAACTAAATAGTCTAAGGGATCTAGGTCCATAGCCTCTAAAGACTTACAGGCAATATGTACTGCTGCTTCAGGATTAATAGCACCACCGGCACCTGCTTGTTGTAGAGCAGGAATTAGTTGTGTACCAATCTGATTCATTTTCTTCATTACATTACTGTTACTATTTTCACCGACATCAACGTCAATGTATAGCATCATGTTGTCAGGTAGTGTACCCGGATCAACCTGTTTAAACAGATTGTTCTGGTCATAGTATTTAGTTACTTTACCACGGAGCTTTGTCCGCATTGTTTTGTAGACACCTTCAGTAAGTCTCTTAAAACCTGTCTCAGCAAATCTACGAGCCATAAACTGGATACGTACTTGTGCGGCTGACATAGCACGAGCCATCTTTTCTTCTGAGTTACCAGAAACAAAGAGTGTGTCGTTCAAGCCTTGCGCGGCTTTACCCATACCTGTAGCTTGTTCTTTATGAACTTGCAGTAGCTCTAGTAGGGGTACTGTACCTGTACTAATAGTGTCAGGAGTTAAAGCAGAGACAGCTGTTTGGGGGTTACCGTTAGTTGCAATAATCTGCTTAGGTTTCATGTTTTGAAGGGCAGAAAAGTCGACTACGTTTGGGTCAGCTAACTTAGGCGAGTAGTTTGTTAGGTATACGTTCTCAACAAAACCCCGCATAATAGCAGTGGTAGCCATTGTTGCAGGGCGAACCATGTCTGCAACAGACAATCCAAAGAACTCATGAGGTACCTCAAATGGGCATAGTGTTGCTAAAGGAATAGACTCACAATCTTCTTCAAGAAGAATAGTTGATCCTGCAATAATAAAGTGTTTTAGTTCGGCAATACCATCACCATCTCTGTCTACACGTAACCAGCATTCAATAACCGTAATTTGTCGGTTAGCTTCCGAAGGGAATAGTTCCCTTGAATTTCCCCCAAGCCAGTACTCTTCACCAACTAGACGCTTTCGAGCAGCTTGCTCTTCGGTGTACTTGGTAGCCCAATCATAGCTACCGTCTCCTATTGCGTCCCAGTCAATAGTCTCTGCAATATCAGGGAAAAACTTTCGGACCTCTGAACGAGTCATATCAATCTGAATACCCACAAAAGCTGCGTCATCTAGAGAGTGTGCATCCCGTGTAATACGGAAACATTCGGGGTGTACGTTCTTAATTAAGATACGTGTCTTATTAACTTTTCTTTTGAGACGAACGTCTTTGTATACCATAGCGTATACTGCGTTACCTTCTTCATCTGTTCTTAATTCTTGATCATATTTAAGATTACCAATAATTTCAATATCGGCATCAGCAAGAATAATGTCTAAGTTTTCTTGGTCAATTGAATCATATTCTTCAAAAGAATAATCAAAGTCTTCAATAAACTCCCAACGTACAATACTATTTTTCCATAGCAAAGCAGACTTAACCCATGTATTTAAAATTTCCCATCCGGGGTTCTGTTTAAAAATAGCATAGTTAACTAAATCAGAAGCTACTTTAGCTTGGTGAAAATCAGTTGGAGTACTACCTGCAGGAATAAATCGGGCAATTCTATTGTTGTTAAACATTAGTTCAGCAAGAATAGCCGTATAACCTTCTACAGCTTCTACAGTATCTGAAGATACAATCTGGGAAACCCCTTGGGGTGTCAGATGAAACTGTGGAATCATGCCGTATTCGTATGTGGCTTTCTGTCGTTCACGAGCTAAATCGGAACTGTTTAAGAAGTCACCAACAGAGCTCATTACTCCCTGTTCGATCATGGCTAAGAGTTCATTATCTCTTACCGGATCTTTATATCTATCCACAAATCGGATAATATCTTTTGTCGAATCACTCATTGTAAACCTTTCTTGGTTTCATTCATTCAATCAAAGCCTACAATGGCTTAAATATATCTTCTGGGCGTCCACCCGCCAGTCGCCCCGAGTTAGGACACAAGGGACTAATTTAACCCTGCCCTCGAATTGGTAGCGTACGACCGCTTTTATCACCAATTTTTTCTTTGGGGTTTAATTGTTTAGGAGCAGAAGGCGGTTTAATAAACTGCTTAATGTCCTTTGTTTGTTGTTTGTCATTGTAAAATACTGTCATAACCATGTACTTTCTAGTTGTTGGAATGAACCCATACGTTGTGTAAAGGGTACATTGTTAGTTGTTAGTTTATCACCGTGGGTTCGGATAACTTCTAGTGCTATGGCCAAAGCAATAACAGTGTCATCATTATGGCCAACAATAGCATTAGTCTTTCCAGAATCATCTGCCACATAGTTCATTAACTCCCCAATAATTACCCGTGATGGAATCCAAATATCTTCTTGCTCAATAGCATTTTTAAGGAAACCAATTATTGCAGGTTTACTTGCAGAAGTTGTTCTCCAACCAATACGAGTACCTTCTTCTTTGGATACGTTAGCCATTTTTGTTTGATAGTACATGTTAACGTAACCCATTTGAGTTAGTCTGTTAAGAGTAGCAATACCCATAGAATTAGACTCAACAGCAAGGAGAGCATTGTTATAGTACCGCCCAAGGTAAAACAGAAGATCACCAAACTGACTAGGATCAATTGTGTTGTTCCTATATACAGCGCAGACCTTCCTTTTATTATTCATTACCACAGCAGTAGAGTAGTCTTTACCGACTCCTAAAGATACATCAGCACCAATAACAAAAGAATCTTCAAAGGTAGGAAACTTAAAAATTTCAATAGAACCCCTTGGCTTCTCCTCCATCATCATAGCCTCAAAACTAAACTCCATTTGTTTTAGTATTGGTTGAGGTACTAAAGCAGAAAGCTTCTCAATGTTAAATACGTTAGAACCAGAAACAATAAATGCTTCTTCAGGGGTAGCTGGATACTCTTGTTTAAATTTATCTAGTCCACCCTCAGCTATCTTTAACCTTCTCCAATATAGTTGTTCGTTGTCTAGGTTAAACCTTGTAACTAGTACTTCTTCTTCGGGATTTCTTTCAAAAGTAATTTTCTCCGGAATTTCCCTGCGGTACTCTGGTGTAGCAAACCAAGGAATAAAAATAGGTACATACTCATTGATGCCTTCTACTGCACCTTTCCATAACCTGTGGAATGAGTTGCCTACACCGTTAGCTGTGCTTTCTAAAATAACTTCGGTACCTTTAGCTTGAGAAATACCTTGAAACATACCAGCAAGAATCTTTTCGTCATGTGTCCAAAAAGCTACTTCCGAAAGGTGTGCAATAGTTGGTGTTGTTCCTCGACCGGCTTCTGGTGAACCTGCTGTGTATAGCCTATAACCAGAATCATTATGCTCAAACATAATTTCCTTAGCGTTACTTCGTTTAAATTTAGGTTTAAACGTTTCGGGCATGTTATCAATTGTGTTTCTAGACATAGCAAACAAGGCATCTGAAGTTGCACTATCATGCGCCATTACTACTGATTTACTGTAGGATGTAAAATAACTTTTCCAAAATACTCTTGCAGTAGCATAGGTTGATAGTCCCTGTTGTCTGGCTTTTAAAATAATAGCCCTAACTCTACCAGTTTCCTTTAATTGTTTTTCTAATGCTTCATGTACAATTTCTTGAGCAGTATTAAATCTAAATGGTTTAAAACCTTGAGAACTGTCTTTAGGTAAAATTTTAATTTGTTCATTTGCAAACAATTTAAAATCTTCTTTGTATGTGTTTAGCTTTTCTCTTTTTTGAAGCTCTCTTAAAGCTTCTAATTTTTGTTTGTTTGTTGTCACTATGTGTCCTAAGTGTTTTATTTCCTATTAGGAACCGACTACTTTATATTACGTATTTAAAATGTAATATTTAGATTACTATTTTTATGTAGAATATTAATATAATATTTTCTTGGCGAGATGTAGTTGGAGAAAGTTTTGTGGGTACCCCTAGTTAAATTTGGTAATGTGGTTTGGGTATTGTTTTGTGGGTATTAAAAATTTATTATAACTTTTGTTTGTGTGTCTAAAAGAATCAAGTGTTTGTTTAGGTTCCCCCGTTCTGGTTCCGAGGCCCCCTCGTCTTGTGGGCTGCGCTTCCTGCAGTGGTCCCGTCCTCCTGTCGGCTCGTGCTTGGCGCGGCGCTTGTCGGCTTCCTTGTCTGCGTTCTTTGGGTTTGTTATGTCTCTCCGCTTTGTCTCTCGTTCCGTTGCCCGTGCCGAGTTTGTTGCTCTTCGTGAGTCCATGCGTAAGCTGTGTAACGACCGTGTTGCTGCTCTTAAATTCCCTGTAGTTGTTGAGCACACTGCCTTAGAGACTCGTATTACCTACAACAACACCACTTATGTTTACACATATTACCGTCATGATCTGGACAGCTCTGTCCGTATTACTGACTAAGATCTCTGCCTACAGCCCTTAGGGTTGTGGAGAGCGATCTTGCTCTGTTGAAAGGACTATTATGTTCCAATACACTCTGGCAGCATTTCTGCTTGCCTTGTCCATTACACTCATTATAGCAGCAGTAGCATGGCACTTGTGGCCTCTGTTATTCCTGTCTTGTTTGTGTGCTTTGTGTTCTTTCTTTTCTTTCACCACCAACCCCGAGGAGTTCTAATGTACTACGTCTACTCAAAGCGTTCTGGTCGTCTGCTGATGAAGACCACTGATAAAGCTGCCCTCAACAAGTATCTGCCATCATTGGTAGATGTACACTACTCCCATTGAGTCTTGTACCTATAGACCTTTCTCAACAGAGGTCTATGGGGACAATTTTGTCCGTTGACATAACCAAAAGGAAACACTATGTCTAAAGCCTTCGTTCCATCGTTCAAAGTCGCTGCTAAAGCTAACGTTGCTTTCTCCACCAACAACCCATTGGGCGAAGATCGTAAGTCTCTGCCTGTGAC